AGTGGAGTCTACGCTTGTCATCAATCTGGCTATCGCGCCCGTCAAGATCCGCGAGTACGTTCTGGTGAGCGCGAACTGGCCGCAGCCGCCGCCCCCGCCGCAGCCCGCCAAGGAGTCATAAGATGGAAGATCAGAGCCGCCCGTCACCGTTTCGCCCCTCGCGTCGCTCACCGTGGCTCACTCAGGCGCTCTCCTGGTCCGCCCCTGAGCGGTCCTTCACGTGCTGCGGCGTCGAGTTCCGCGCCATGACGGCCGAGTCGCTGCTGCTGATGCGAGACGCCCATCAAAAGGCGCATCGCGCGTGACCTCTGTGGTAAGATAACCCGTGGGCACCGTAGGACGAGACTCCTGGCTCGAGGGCGGCGCGCGGAAGCGCGCGCAGATTCTCAAGGCCGCCGTGCAGGCGAAGGGCCAGCTGGAGCCAGCGTCCGACCACGCCTACAGGATGCTCGTGACCGCCCCCGGGGCCGTGAAGATCACGGACTGGGGCGGGGGCAAGGACCCCGACGGCCGCGTCACGGTCATCAAGAAGGCGGCCCTCGAGCTGCCGGAGTCCCGCCAGCTCCGCGACCCCTTCACGACGTTCTACGTCCAGGGCATCGCCCTCGAGCCGCCGCTCCCCCTCGACCGGATGCTGAACCTCACGGAGGAGAACACCCTCCACTCCGCGTGCCTCATGGCGAAGGCGACCGACGCTTGCGGCCGCGGCTGGGAGTTCTCGCCGCGCGAGGGCAAGGAGGCCGACGAGGAGCTCGTCGAGTCGACGCTTCCGGAGGAGCTCAAGGAGCACGTGGCCGGCCTGACGCCGGAGCTCACGTTCTCCGAGATGCTCTATCAGGCCGCGTGGGAGATGGACAGCCTCGGCTTCGCGGTGTGGGAGGTCGTGCGGGCCGACGCCGCCGCGGGCGAGTTCGGGGAGATCGAGGCCATCTACCCGGTCCCGTCTCACACCATCCGCGCGTCGCTTGACCCGCGCAAGTGGCTCCAGATCCGCGCCGGCCGCATCCGGTACTTCAAGAAGTTCGGGGCGAAGTGCACCATCGACAACGAGATGGGTCAGGTCTACGACTGGAAGAAGCGGGCCGACGCCGCCCGCGCCGACGAGCTCAACGTCAACCAGGTCGCCTCCGAGCTCATCATCTTCAAGACGTACACGCCCCGGTCGCTGTGGTACGGCGTCCCCAAGTGGGTCTCGGCCATCGCGACCATCGCGGAGATGACGGCCATCCGGGAGTTCAACGTCTCGTGGTTCGCGAGCGGCGGTCAGACCGACTACGCCATGCACTTCAAGGCGGAGACGATGAAGGTCGCGCTGGAGATGGCGGACCAGGTCAAGCAGCAGCTCAAGGAGAACGCCGGGCGCGGCCACACCCTCCTCATCACGTCCGGGACGGCGGCGACCGACGTCGCGGTCAACAAGCTCGGCGAGCTCCTCAGGGAAGGTCACTTCCGGTTCCGCCGCGGGGACCTCGCCAAGGAGGTCCTGATCGCCCACACCGTCCCGCCGTACCGCGTGGGCTGGGCGGAGACCGGCGCCCTCGGCGGCAGCAACGCCGAGGAGATGCTCAACGCCTACCGCTTCGGCGCGATCGAGCCCATCCAGGTCGTCATCGAGGAGCGGCTGACCCAGACCCTCTTCGACTCGGAGACGGGGATCAAGACGGGCGACTTCCGCTTCAGGCTCGCCGACCTGGACCTGGACGACGCGGCGGAGTCCGACCGCGTGGTCAAGCAGGTGCAGTTCGGCATCGTTACCCCGAACCAGGGCCGCGAGGCGCTGGGCCTGGAGGTCGACGAGGAGCGCCCCGAGATGGACGAGTATTACTACCAGGGGCAGCCTCTCGGTCAGGCGCCGCCCGACCCGTTCGGTGGCGGCGGGATGCCCGGCGGCGCTCCGCCGTTCGGTGCCGAGCCCGGTGCCGAGCCCGGCGCCGAGACAACCGTGGGTGAGCCCGGTGCCGCTGAAGCCGCGCAGCCCCAGCCCGGCAAGACTGGCCCACCGGTCGCCGCCCGGCGGCCGCTGAAGAACTCCAGGCGCCCCGTGGCCATGTCCATGCGCACGTGGTCGGACTACGCCAAGCGCAAGCGCGAGGCGAAGCTCGCCCGGCCGTCGTTTCGCCGGTCGATCGAGCGCTTCGAGGCGCTGCTGAAGGACGCGCTCGCCCCAGAAGTAAAGTAACCCGTTAGGTTTTTTCCCGGTTTGGATAACACCAGTGAGGACCGCTTATGGCGAAGCGAAGCAGCCACCAGTCCGTCACGTCGTGCCCCAAGTGCGGGGAGCCGGTTCATCGCCACGGGACCGAGGCCGACCGCAGCGGCGGGACAGGCAAGACGCGGTACCGTCACCGAAGGGTGCAGAAGCTCGACTGCGCGTGGCACGGTACCGAGCCGGCCGGCGTGGAGGACGACGCGAAGTCCGGCCTCGACCTAGTCACCTCCCGCGCTAACCGAGCGGCCATCGTCGCGAACCACGGGAAGCGCGTCACGTACGTCATCACGTCCGCGCAGAACGCGACGCCGGTTCAGGACAGCGCGTGGAGGTCCCTGCTGGCGTACTGCAAGCACCGCAACGCCGTGCTCCTCGTCATCCCGTACCGGTACAAGAACCCGACGTCGGTCTGGTCCAAGAAAGCCAAGGAGTGGGACTGGTGGGCGCCGGAGGTTCTGCCGTACCTCATCAGCGAACGCGTCGCCCTGAACAACCACCTCATGCTGCTCGCCGACATCATGACGCAGCCGACGGCGACGAGGCCGCTCGACGGCTTCGAGACCATCACCGGCAAGCGGTCCGGCATCATCGGGCACCCGAAGTTGGAGCTCACGACCGTCCCGACGCCGCAGGCGCGCCTCCCCAAGATCCTCACGACGACCGGGTCCATCACGCGGAGGAACTACATCCCGTCGAAGGCCGGCAAGAAGGGCGAGTTCCACCACACCTTCGGTGCGGCGATCGTCGAGGTCGACGGCCAGCGATTCCACCTCCGGCAGATCAACATGACGCGGGACGGGTCGTTCTGCGACCTGCTGACCGAGTACGACGGCGACGAGCGCCGTGAGCACAAGCGCGTGTCCGCGCTGGTCATGGGCGACACGCACGTCGAGGTCATCGACCCGGACGTGGTGAAGGCGACCTTCACCGACCCGGACTCGATCGTCAACGTGCTGCGGCCGGAGCAGATCGTGTGGCACGACGTCCACGACGGGACCGCCGTCAACCACCATGAGAAGGGCCGGGCGTTCCACGACTACGTCCGCTACAAGGACGGCCGCGGCAACGTCGAGGCGGAGCTGGACCGGACCTTCGCCTTCATCGACGAGCACACGCCCGACGACGCCAAGAACGTCGTTGTTGCCTCGAACCACCACGACTTCCTCGCGCGCTGGGCGGAGACGACAGACCCGCGGCGCGACCCAGCCAACGCGGTCTTTTGGGCGGAGACGTATCTCGCGGTGCTCCAGTCCAAGGACACGCGGTGGACGCCGTCCGGCGTCACGGTGCAGGACGCCTTCGCGTACTGGGGCCAGCGCAAGCTGAAGTCCTTCGGGCGCACGACGTTCCTCCGCCGGGACCAGCCGTGGCAGGTCCGCGGCATCGAGCTATCGCACCACGGTGACATCGGTATGGGCGGTTCGCGCGGCAGCCGGGACCAGTACCGAAAGATGGGCGTGAAGTCGATCATCGCCCACCTCCACGCGCCCGGCATCATGGACGGTTGCTACCAGGTGGGCACGTCGTCGCGCCTGAACCTGACCTACACGGCTGGCTCGCCGAGCGCGTGGCTCCACGCGCACTGCCTGATTCTGCCCAACGGCAAGCGCCAGATGATATTCATCATCGACGGTAAGTGGCGCGGCGATGCCGACAGACGCTAAGAATCTCCGCGCTCGGAAGCTGACTGCGCAGCAGGCCGCCGCGATGTGGCGGAAGTTTTATAAGGCGTATGGCGCGGACGCGATGCGCGACGCGTACTGGTGGGAGTCGTCCGCCGAGGCGCGGATGGGCGCTTGCGAGCACGTCTGGTCGTTCACGGACTTGGTCGTTCACGCGCCGGAGGACAACGGCGACGGGCTGTCGATGGCGGTGCGGACCACGCGCGAGGTCGTAGGGTGGGGCTCGACGCAGCTCGGGCTCGCCGACCAGGACGACGACGAGGCCGTGATGACGGCGGGCGTGTTCCCCGATTTCCAGCGCCAGGGCTACCGCGTCGCGATCCTCGACTACATGTGCAAGTGGGCCGCGGAGCAGGGCGCCAACTACGCCGTAACCAACACGAACAAGAGCAACACGGAGCAGTACGCCCGCAAGATCCGCGAGGCCGAGTCCGGTCCGTGGACGTTCGCGGGCGAGCGCTGGTACCCGGCCCCCGGGTACGGCATCTTCGTGCGGGACCTCAAGCCGGACGAGGACACGGCGGACGATGTACCCAACGTGGGTAGCGACGTACCCAGATGATCGTCCAGCCGGTCCTCCTGCTGGTCGCCGCCGTCCAGACCGCCGCCGCGGTACACGCCGGGTGGACCGGTAACTGGAAGATGGCGCTCTTCAACGCGCTCATCGCCGCCGCGAACGGCGTGCTCTCGACCATGAGGGGGTAGGCAAATGCGCTCGATCAACCCGACCGTCGCGGTCTTCGACCTGGACGGCGTGCTCGCCGACTTCGTCGCCGGGTTCCGGGCGTTGGCCGCCGGGATGGGCAAGGACCCCGCCGCGGTAGACGTCGGACACGCGCCGCCGAAGTCGGACGGGACTGCTGACTTCGAGACGGGCGACGCCGAGGTCTGGCAGGAGATCCTCAGGAGCCGGACCTACTGGCGCGACATCCCGTCCCTGGTCGACCGATTCGTCTGGCGGCGCATCTGCGCTCTCGAGGATTCCTACCTCGCGCGCATGTACTTCGTGACCAACCGGGTGGGGACGGACGTCAAGCGGCAGACCGAGGAGTGGCTCGAGCTGCACGGAGTCCTCCGGCCGACCGTCATCATCGCGAGGCGGAAGGGCGAGGTGTGCGCCGCGCTCGGCGCGGACTTCCACCTCGACGACAAGGCCGGCAACGCCGTCTACGTGTCCTACCAGTCTCCGGACACCGCGAGCTACCTCCTCGACAACGCGCGAAACCAGTTCAACCACGACGTCATCGGGTCCAAGGTCATCCGGGTCAAGGAGGTCGACGTCTACCTCGACGCCGTCTACGCGGCGGTCTCGCAAGTGAAAACCAGAGTAGAATAGACGGTCATGATCGTGCCATCGCGCTTCCGGGCGACAAAGCGCCACCGCGTCCTGTGGGCGACGCTGAATTTCCTCGACGAGCACCCCGAGGCGGCGCCGTTCGAGCACTTCGACCGCGGCGACGTGCGCAAGGCGGTCGGCCGTCGGCAGACCATCTGGGAGAGCCGCGTCGCCGACCGCGTCGCCGACTACTTCGAGGAGGAGCGCCAGCAGGTCGTCCACGCCGTGCGCAACACCTCGGAGCCCGGACCCGTCCTCGACCAGCTGGAGCCAGACTTGGCTGACGTGTTGGGCGGCGCGTTCTCGGACGTCGCGCGGGCGCATCGCGCGTGGGTCGTCGAGCACGTGGTCTCGAAGGCGCGCGCGAAGCCGAAGCCGGCCGACCCGTTCACGGCCAGCCTCCAGAGCTACCTCCGCAAGTACACCGCCCTCCGCGTCGCGGAGATCAGCAAGACGACGCGCGAGCGCATCCGCGCGGCGCTGGCTGAGGGCGAGGCGGCGGCGGAGTCCGTCGAGGAGGTCGCGGCCCGGATCGACGAGCTCTACCTCGAGCAGATCATCCCGAACCGGAGCATGGTCATCGCGCGGACGGAGACCGGGTCCGCGGCCAACTGGGCCGGACTCGAGGGGGCGCGTGAGACGGGCGTCCGGATGACGAAGGAGTGGGCGACCAACGTCGACGGCCGCGAGCGCGACTCGCACCGCGAGGCCGACGGACAGCGCGTCGAGCTGGACGAGGACTTCACAGTGGGCGGCGAGGCGCTGGGCTTCCCCGGCGACCCACGTGGGTCGGCGGAAAATGTAATTCAATGTCGGTGCTTCTTGCTCTACAAAGCGGAGGGTTAGGAAGTTTATGATCGAGTGGAGCTTGATCGTCATGGTCTGGCTGTCGACGATGTTCGGTGGTGAGGGTAGCGAGCCGAGCCGGAAGTTCCCCCAGCCGCTCCCCATGCGGGTCGAGATCACGTTCCCGCAGGAGCGCGGGTGTCGTGAGCTGGTCAAGGCCCTGCGCGGACCGGCGGTGCCCGAGGGCTCGCCCGAGCGCCCGCTGGTGCGGAACATCATCCTACAGGACTGCGCTCCCGTGGTGAAGGTGCCGATCATCGAGCTTCAGAACGGCGTGAAGCCATGAGCGCGTTGCTGATCGTCCTCATCCTGCTGCTGCTCTTCGGCGGCGGGGCGGGCGGCTGGGCCGCGGGCGGGCCGTCGGCCGGCCTCAGCGTCGTCGGCGTCGTCGTCGTCGTGATCATCGTGCTGCTGCTGGCGGGGTGAGCTCGTGAACTTTCCCGCCTACGCCGACCGCGTCTCGATCTCGACGTTCGACGGGCACTCCGTCGACGTCTACCTCGCGAAGTCAGCCGACGCGGGCGGCGTCATGGTCGCGCTGGTCGTCCCGCCCGACGCCGCGGAGCGCCTGGTGATCCCCGGCTACGAGCTGGCCAGCGCTCTGCACTGCACCCTCGCCTACCTCGGGGCCGACGTCGAGCGGGGCCTCCTGGACCGCGTCCACGACGCGCTCGCCGCCGTCGCCGAGCTCCAGGCTCCGCTGCGCGGGACGGTCGGCGGCTACGGGCGCTTCAGCCAGGAGGACGGGGCGGAGGTCGCCTACGCCGTGCTCGACTGCCCGGGCCTCGAGGAGCTGCAGCAGGTCGTCGTCAAGGCCCTCGAGGCGCTCGGCGCGCCGGTCAACCGCGAGCACGGGTTCACGCCGCACATCACGCTCGCGTACTTGGAGGAGGGCGAGGCGCTGCCCGACACGATGCCCGAGCGACTGGAGATCGACTTCCGCGCCTTGACATTCAAGGCCGGCAACGTGGTGTCGACCATGGACTTCTGCGGCGACCCGGCGGACGCGGCCGTGGCGGACGCGGTCGTGGACGCCCCGGCGGCCCCGGAGACTCCAGATCGCGTCGAGGCGGTCGACACGCTGCCCGGCGCGGCCGCCGCGCAGCTGGCCGCCGCCGAGGCGTCCGAGAGGGCCTCCGCCGACCTCCGCGCGGCCGCCGAGGCGCTCAGGGCCGCGTCCGAGCGCCCGATGGAGGTCACCGTCGTCTCCCCGCCGCCGATAGTCAACGTGGCCGCCCCGCAGGTGACCGTGATGGCGCCCCGCAAGAGGAAGACCAGGAAGACCGTGGAGCGCGACGCGCAGGGCCGCATCTCGGCGGTGGTCGAGACGGAGGAAGATTGATGGCAGCCCCGATCCTGATCCTCAGCTCGCAGAGCGGCGCGCCGGCGCTGTCCGGGGAGACGGGGAAGCTCGTCGACGTCCTCTCCGCGGCGCTCATCGTCAACAAGGCGTTCGCCGCGGTCAGCGGCGGGAGCTTCCTCGACCGCACCACCGAGGCGCGTCTCGACGGCGGCACCGCCTTCACCCCGTTCCAGACCCCCGGAACCTCGGACGAGTTCTACATCGGCATGTCGGCGAAGTTCGGCCGGGTGACGTTCGACCTGGCGACGCTGGGCGTCGGGGGGACGTACGTCTGGGAGTACTGGAACGGCACCACGTGGGCGTCGCTGTCGGTCACCGACGGCACGTCCGGCTTCACGGCGGACGGGAAGGTCACGTGGTCGATCCCGGGCAGCTGGGCGACGACCGCGGTCAACAGCGTCACCCAGTTCTGGGTCCGGGCGCGGCTGACTGTCGCGAACAGCACCAACCCGACCGTCAACTACTGCACCGTGACGGGCTGGGTCGAGGCCTTCACCGGCACGAGCAAGCGGGCCTACCGGTCGACGGTGGGCAACCAGATGATCCTGCGGGTGCAGG